CATCCTTTTGAAGCTGTCTATCCAATAATCTATAGATCGTTGATGGCTTGATCTTCATGATATCGGGATCAATTCCCTCCTGAGAGTCAACCTTAAACCAAGGGCCAATATCCAATAAGCCCTGCTGAATAATATTGGAATTTTGCTCAACAGCTGTAGCAACCTTTGGCAAAAACTCCCTAGATTGACCATTTAGCTTATGACTGAAATCCTGTTCAAGATGATAAGCCTGAAAATTAAGCTTATTCTTTTCCATTCTGCCCTTTTTAGCAGACTCAGATTCATTCCTGTAATTAGTTAAACAATTTATTAAGTCACTATCTTTGTATTCTGTTGCCATTTAATTCCTTACTGTATGATGGGGTTGGTATTCCGCTACCCTCTAATTGCATTATAATGCTTTTAACGCCACTACAGATATATTGTATGGTGTCGTGTGGATGTGAGGCCATGTTTTTTACAGGACGTAGCTTATCTGGAGCAATATCCACGTTTTTCTCTGGATAGTGGTAGCCACCTTTGAATCCCTTAACAGAAACAGGGCACCCCTTCTCGTAAATCTGGAATATTGGCTTACCCTTATCCAATCCTCCTAGGAAGTCAGCCACTGACTTTCTTCTACCTTCCCATGTAATCGGGCCAGGCATTGGACTAAATCCTCCTGCTGCCACCGTTAGAGCAGTCTTTCTCTCATCATTATCATTCCTATTGAATCCACTTGGATCTACCCAACACTTCCAGTTCTTCTTCAGGTCTGAATGGGTTGGATACAAGAGCCTAAGTTGAGAAACAACAAGAGGGACGAACCTCTCAGCTCCCATATTTACAGCAGTAAATTCCTTAAAGAATGTTATTGTTCTACCCTCAAGTTGAGCAACTGTAGCAGCTGGAGTCAGACCAAAATCAAAACCTATCAACATCGGTAATCCAGGACTTGGCCTTGGTTCCTCATTAATAATGTGAATATCTGAGAACTCAGGATAAACAGCATGGCCAGAATAAGTATCCCAGTGCAATTCATACTCTCTAAGATATTGCTGAGTCGGCATACTCGCTTTGATAGACTCCTTATAGCTAGGATCTCTTTTTGTTGGATCACTCGTATAATGTATCTCTAGAACCACAAACTTATTCTTGGGGTTCATCCACAACCTAACCCCTTGCATTGGAACCTTATAATCAGGGGTATATTCAGCCACATTGATATCGCCCTTAACATCTAGAGCATCAAAGCATAATCTCTTAAAAAAACCTGGGGCTACAGACGAAACAAGAGTCATGCGACCACCACCATCTATAGTAGGAAATGTTGCTGAATAAAATTCCTCAGCATTATCCCAGAAGGCAGATTCATCCCCAAAGACTCCAGAGAAGGTGAATTGACGTAGCTGATCAGCTCCCTGGGGGAATCCTTGAATTTTGGAATCCATATCTGGGCACTTAAGATTATTAAATGTATAATAATAAGCAGGAATTAATTGCCTTGAAATCTTATCTTCAGGGATGTGGTCAAGAAAGAACTTAGCCCTAAGAACTAATTCATTAGCATCGTCTTCTTTCTTAGAAACAAAAGCAAAACTCCTAACAGGTTTAAATATGAAATCATGAACATATAGAGCTATTGTGGTCCAAGAGAATGTCATACGACGAGTCTTGGGAATTGCCAAGAGTGGAGCTATCTCCCAAATCTTAGAATATAATCTTAGATATTCTTTATTAGGCAAGAGCTTTATTGGGTTCTTGGGGTCTATCTCGTCTTTCGAGTAGCAGCAATCCGTAACAAATGCCCAGCGATTCTCCTTATAATAAATATATCTTTCAAGTGATCCAGTAACATCTGTCATCTAGTTTTCTCCAATATATTATAAATCCTCGGTCCAAGTTACGCCAATACCACCAGTCGCATTCTGAGTTGAAGTTAATGAAAATGTTATTGTATCGCCTGGGTATCCAAACAAATCAAGATCAACTAAGTTTTCACTGTCATTGTTTCCTATACCGATAATCGCATTGTATATTACAGCTCCACCCGTAACAGTAGTGCCTGCAATGTCATAACTTGCGATAGAATTACCACTTGTTATTGTTACACCACCATCTGCTGTCGTGCCGTTAATCGTTGTGTAACTTGGCGTTCCTCCAAGTGTAGCGTTTCTAACAACCTTTAAAGTTACGATACCGTTTCCAGTTCCGCCCGTATTTGCTGCGAATGTCACGTGTCTAAGCCTTAAGTGCGCTCTATTGTTTACGCCATTGTAAGTCGTTGCGTTTTTTATAGTAATAATATTTGTATGTGTTGTTGCCGTTAAAGATTTATTATGATCAAGACCATGTGAAGGTCCGAGCAATCTTCTTTCACCTTCTATAAACAAAGCTCCAGATCCAGCTTTTACGGATATGTTTGTTGCGTTAGTTGTGTTTTCTGCTCTCCATAACAAATTTAACGATGGCTGTGTTAAGCTAGTCGCTGTGTACGTATTTGGATATCTTATCTCGTGAACTAACGACCACTGTCCATTTATTGAATTTTCAATGTAAAATTTAATATTTCCAAAACCTAAATATTGATAAATTATTTTATAAACATTCCCGTTTGTTGGGACAAGATTAATTCCAGACTTATTATTTGCGCCACCTGCGCCGTTGCACAGATCACCATTCCATGTTGATTGCGGAATGTGTGTCGGTGTTCCGCCGTTCATGTGCCAAATACCGAAGACTGTTCCATTATAACCGAATCCAAATCCGTTGTTCAAAGATGTTGTGAATGCACCAGCATATTGTTTTGAGCCTGTTGCGCCAGCAGTAAACAAAGCAGTTAACATTATTTTGCCACCCTGACCAGCTCTGTATTTTAAATACCTAATAGATGATAATTGAGCAGAGCTTGATGTTGCTGCTGTTGTTTTTACATCGAGTAATTGGTTTCCATTTGTTACCTGTCCTGAGCCTGTTGTTGCTTGAACAGTTGTATAGCTATTAATTCCATAAATGAAATCAACTTGCGCTAAAGGATGCGGCTGTATTGTTGACAATTCTCCAAATGCTGAAACTGGCCCTTGAACTGATACCTCTAAGTGACCCTCGTCATTCGATGAAATATTTTGATAATAGTTTCCACCTTCTGTTTTACCAACTAAAACAGATCGCGTATTCAATACGTCTGAATAATCATTTAATGATTGAGCCATTCGTGATGTAGGGAATGCTATCCTTGCACCTTTATTTAAAATTGTCTGTAATCTAAAAGATGCTTGACCTGTTCCACCATTTACAACTTTTGCGGCAAAATATTTCGCAACAGTCGTTAGGGAATGTATTCCAAGATCCGTAGAATTAGTTGATGATAATTGAACTGTTCTATCTGTATTTACGCCATCTGTTGAGAATAGAGCATACAAAGTTCCAGCAACATCAGCATTAGCAATAATTGAAATGGAAGCATAATCGCTAATATCTTCCCATGCTCCTTGGTATGTTTGACCTGAAGTCAATAATGTTGTTGTTGAGTTATCTGTAGATATGGTGCCACCGTTCATCGAGACAACGTGCATCCCTCTCATATTAGTACCTATCGACTCACCAGTGACTCCATCGGAGTGCATTTGATCTGGTACTCTTAGATTGCCTGTCATTTAAAACTCCTTAGAACTCTAATTTAATTCCAATTCTTGATTCTTTAAAATTAGATTCACCAATCAAGAATAATGGTAATCCACCTAGTCTCACTTCTGCGAACATTGTCTTATCGTGATAAATTCCAACACCATAATTCTTTAGAGATATTTTAGGTTGGGGCTTAGTTACTTCTTTTGATTCTCTTGAAGCTAGAAATTCAGTAATCTCATCAACGCTTCCATCTTTATTAGTCTTCTTAGTGATTGTTGCTTTACAGACTTCGCGAGTCTCTATTAATTCTCTTATTACAGGTTGTTCTCTGATAGATAACTTATGACATATGTAGTAACCACAAGTAATCCCAATAAGTAGAATAATTCCATTAAGTGTTAGGCTCATGTTTTTTCTTTTTTAGATTCTTCAAGAATCCAACTAGAGATTTGTGCTTAGAATTACCTAAATAATATTCTAGAGCTGAATTAATTAAGAATCCAATTCCCATAAGAATAACCATCTTGTTTTCAATTATAGTTTTGATTAACTCATTGATTAATAAACTCATAATTTCTTAGTCCTTTCATCAATTCTCTCAAGCATCTTTAAACCCTGATCAATCTTCTCTTCATATCTATCAACTCGTTCTTCTAACTTAATTTGAGCCTCAGCAGTTGATGTTATCTTAGCTGTAAAGTGAGCATATCCAAACGTAATACTTGCGAGTATTATTAATATTTGAAGAATGTTATCTTGCAGCCAGGTTTTCATTATGCTGTTAATCCTACTATTGGAACACTAAATGTAGCTGTTATTTCATCAGTTCCAGAGACACCAAAAGAAAATGGAGAAGTATCGCTAACTACACTCGTTACTAAATTTGATCCAGATACGGTATATTTCAAAACATAAACTGATGTTGTTGTATTG